ATCAAGTCCTGGATCAAGTCTGGGATCAAATCTGGGTTCAAGTCCGGGAAGATCTAAAGTGATTAAGAATCAAGTCCTGGATCAAGCCTTGAATCAAGCCTTGGATCAAGTCCTGGATCAAGTCTGGGGTCCAATCCGGGATCAAGTTCAGGGTCAAGTTGGGGTTCAAGTCTGGGATCAAGTTCGAGGTCAAGTTCGAATTCAAATTCGGGTTCAAGTCGTCTGGGAAGATCTAGATGCTTAACATAAAGGAACAACGATGACAAACGAATGTGAAGATTGTGATAGTATCATTTGTAGAGAACGAGGTTGTGATGCGCCGGTGAATAAGGGGAATAAGATAATTGATTGGTCAAAACCTATTGAGACAAACGCCGGAGTTCCTGCAGAGTTACTGAAGCGCGACTTTCAAACAGAAGATGGGGAATTTTTCAATCTTGTTTTGGTCCGCAGCACCGTATCAGATCCTGGAGATTCCACATTCATCGTGAATGACAATGGAGAGTGGGGAGCATCTCATCTTATCCGCAACAGGAAGGTAAAGCGAGAAGGTTGGGTTAACATCTATAAAGAAGGTTATACCAGTCTTTGGTTTAATACTAAGGCAGAAGCTTTGGCACGCGCGCAGTCGCGCGCGGATACGTATGGTTATATCACTACTGTTCGGATTGAATGGGATGAATAAAGATGAACAACTACAATGAGCCAAGTGATGAACAGATTCGGGCGGTGTGTGATGCCCGCAAGATTGACTATCATAGGAACTACTGGAGTGTTCGCGAGGAACTCCGCAATGCTGCAAATGGTTCTCCGCCTAATGGATTCACTGATTGGGGTAAGTACTGGAAGTCGTTCTGAAGAAAATGATTAATGAAGAGCAAATCGACGAGATGCTGCAGAGTGGAGATTGTACCACGTCGCTATTCTTTATCGAAACCGCGGTAGCACGACACCTACTCGATGCTATCGAAGCATTACAAGAAGCCGGTATTAAGACCAATAGCGGGTTTGTGACTGACTATTGCGAAAATGCCGTCCAAGAAATCCGTAAGGCTCTGAGGAGTTGTGGTACGTAATGTACATCTTCGACATCGATGGAACATTGGCAGACTGCAGCCACAGGCTGCATTTGATTCAAGGCGCAAAGAAAGATTGGAGTGCATTTCACGATGCAATGGTCAATGATGAGCCAATCAAGCCAACAATCGCTATCATTAACGCACTAAACTTCCATTATAATGAATTTGCATTCTGTACAGGGCGCCCAACATCACATTACACACAGACTCGGAATTGGCTTTGCGAGCACGTAGGTGAGTGGACTGATACGCACCCACTGTATATGAGGCTTGTGGGCGATCACACCCCAGACTATGAGATCAAACAAAGAATGCTTGATTTTATTCGAGATCAAGAATACAATCCTATTGCCGCATTTGAAGACAGACAGCAGTGTGTTGATATGTGGCGCAGAAACGGTCTAATCTGCTACCAAGTAGCTGAAGGGAATTATTAATGACAAAACAAGTGAAGATGATTGATCCGCCTTCCGGTTGGAAGTATGGGTTCCCTAGGGCTATCCCTAACGATGTTGAGAATGTTAGGGAATGGCTAGTTAAGAATGGATATCCCCAGAAAGAAATTGATTCCTACGGCGAACATTTCTATTGTCGGTACTGGGTCAAGGAAGTTGAAGAATGAAAAAGGCGCCTTTTGGGCGCCTTTTCTTTTATCCATAGATGCTTAAAGTTCTTTCGACATAATCGTCTCTGTTTTTCACGAAGACCTGCGTATCCTCGTGATCAACAGCAACGATGATAACAATCTGGGGAACCTTCAAGGAAGTTCGTTCCTCCGCCATAAGGCTATAGCAGGTAGCTTGTATGAAGTAACCTTCTATTTGATTCTCAGCTTTGAGCTTCCTTGAAGTCTTGAAATCAATGATAGAGTTAATACCCTTCCAGCCAGCAATAAGATCAGTCCTGCCTGCGGTCTTCAGTTTAGAGGACCAAAGAGGCACTTCAACACCATAGATAGTCCCAACATTTAGATCCAGATGGGGCTTGATACGACTGAACGTATCAAGGTTGGCTGGCATTGCACCTTTCTTCCAATCTTTATTGTTCAGCAGATAAGATTCCGCAAGAGCGTGAATAGCCGTTCCTCGATTAGCAGCCTGCGTTGAGATCTTTCTGGCTTCTTCTTCGCCAACGCGCAAACGCCAAGCTTCTAAACCATCCTTAGAAAGTTTTTCGCTAAGAACGGTAGTCACAGAAGGGAATGTACCTTCTGGCGTGACATAATGACGTTTACCGTCTACTGAAACTGTTTCAAGATCGGGAAGATCTACAAAGTTATGTAGGAAATCCTTAGTTCTTTTGGTTGTAAACAAATGCCTCAACTCCCACTTCATTAACCATTTCGCAACTCCTACTAAAGCTTTCATTCCAAATAGGATTGACTGCGTTGTTCGTATCATTACAAACGATACGCTTGATCCCAGATTGAATCAATCCCCTCGTGCAATCTGCGCAGGGGATCATTGTTATGTATGCCGTGCAGTTTTCGAGTGGAATACCATTCCTAGCAGCATTGTAGATTGCATTGCGTTCTGCGTGCTCCGTCCAATAATACTTCTCTGGGCGCCAGTGCCGCTCATCTACGTCATCATTGACACCGCGACAGAAGCCATTATAACCAGTCGTACGAATCTCGTGGTTAGGTCCAACAATAACACACCCAACCTTAGTCGAACGATCTTTGCTCTTTGTGGCTACGTATTGAGCCATACCAATAAAATAATCATCCCAATTCATTCCAAAATTGATCCTTTAAGATTAGTTTAATAGAGACTGTGTCATTATACAGATCGTGGATGCTAGTTTTGTGACACATAGCGAACCACTCAAACGTTGAGCTAATGACTCTCCGCGAGTGTTCTGACACATCGTGTGCTATATGTTTAGCTATGTTCATCGTCTAGATCATCCCGTATCTGCCCCTCAATCAATGCAGTTTGAAAAATACTCAATCTCTCTGTCACCAAAGTATTGAGACAGCGATTCCTATCATAAATGTTGAAGTGATCGGAAATAATGCGCCAAGGACTAGGAGGTTTAAGGCGTGTAATCTTGTCTCTAGTAAGCATCTTCTAGGTCTTCCTCAGCCTGCCGAATAATAATGTTCACAAAGGCAGGATACTTACTCATAACATTGCTGACTATAGACATTTGTGTGTCCGTTACGCAGCAAATATATCGAGCATAAACATCAAGATGTATAGCATACCGAACTGAATTGTGATCGGGTTTAACACTCATCGTGTGTCTTCCACCAACTGTTGTCCGATTTGGTGAGGGACTCTTGATACCTTGGCGCTCCGTATTGTGTTAATACATTTGATGTAGATATCATCTTCTATGTTTATGGTAGCGTCGCCAGTTAATGGCCATATACGTTCATAGATAACATCAAATGTTTTGTTGTATCTACTCATCTTCGAGCTGGTCCTCGATCACTGTCAAAGTGCGAGTAATATTCAAATAAAGAAATTCGATCGGTTCCCAAATAGTGTGACGAATTCTCAAACTGATACGATCGCGCGTTATCAATGCAGCATCCATATTGAGATTGGAGCAAATCTTATAACTTATATTCATTGTTCAAAGTCCTCACACAGCTGATTAGCAATGCGAGTGTGAATCTGATAGTGAGGAGAGTCATTGTAGAAGTACAGCTTGTTTCTTACCTCACACAAAACAAGCCAGTAGTGGTATTTTTCTTGGCACATACACCACTCTTTATCTGTTTCATATATGAGTTCTCTAATAGCCACAGATATTCTCCCAAAACTGAATAATGACTGGGTCGTGAATCTGATAGTGAGGGGAATGATTGTTGTGATATAACTTTTTTCTTACTTCTTTTAAGACAAGCCAGCAATGATACTCATACTCAAGAACGCGCAACATCTCCCATTGCGCCTCATATATTTGTTCTCTAGAATTCATCTCTAAACTCTTCTCGTATGTCGTCTACAAATGTGAAGAGGTCTGGTCTTCGACATATTGTCTTTTTAACTCGTGCAACAGACAAAGATCCATATCTATTGATAAGATTGAGCTCAATGTTGTATAATGGAAAGGAAAAAGTCAACCCCTAATGTTAGCTTGAATCTTTGCTATTACATTGTAACAGTAGCACGCATTGAACCAACCAGCAGTAGCACTAAGCTTCCATAAGAGAAAATTCCAAGAATCTCCTGAGAAGAATCCAACAACAAGCCAAAACAAGCAGAGAGCAGAGATTGCTCCGCAGACATATGCGTCTAACTTAGCGTTCATAGAGTTCGTCCCTATTGAAATTTGAGTGCTGCCCGCACGTTCGCCTGTATCCACCATCACTGGTTGGCCATCCACAGCTTGCATATTCATAGCAACCTGGTTCATCACAGACAAGAGCAAACGTTTTTAGCTCCACATTATCAATCTTCTCGCGCCTAATGATATCTGACAGCTGTTGTCTTTGCGCATAGTCCAACTCATTGGTGATATTCATACCACCAGCCTCGTACAATGGAACATACGCTTCTGGACCAAAACCAAGACGATGGTAGATCAGGTAGCGAAACGAGCCTGGTTCCTCGCCGTGCTCGTCTATCTTGGAGATCACCCAAGCTGCAATATTCAGTTTGGTTTCATTGTCGTATTTGGATACGAGCTCATCAAATTCGTTCATATTACTCCCAACTCCCCCGCCTTCAACAAACCCCACTCGAGCATTTCAAGTGCGACTTGTTTGTTTCTGTGTAGAGAACGTTCGCCGCCAAACTGTGCCATAATCTTGGTGGGTAGATGAGTCACTCTAACAAGAGTAGCAGGCATCCCTGCTTGTTGACCGCCTGGGCGTTCTGTCGTTCCAGTTTGCCAATAGATTAGCTCTATCTTACACTCATCTTCAAAAGAGTCTTTCACCATTCAGGTCCTACTGCTTTATCCGTTTTGACATACACCTGAGACCAGTCGCAACCATATGCCGGAACAACATATATTCGTTCTGGCAATCCATTCTGATCCTTCTCGCCGGATTCCCCTGAGATGAAATACACTCCAGGAAACTTATCAGGTGTCAGACGTTGAAGGATCATAGCTTGCATATCGCACTTCTCTTTAAGTCGTGCAATCTCTGCTTCAAGATTATCCACCGTATTATCCTATATTACGGATGACAACAGCCTCGCCAACACGCCCATCATCCTCTACAACGTATGTCATATCGTAGTGATAAGGGGTTTGTACAAGAACCAGGTTACTTACGCCACCCTTTGAATTACGGAACTCGCTGTATAATAGCACAGCAACCCAGCCATCAATAGTTTCGATCGGCTTAGACCAATCCACACTCACAGCAAGATACTCTCGAGTTTATGCAAAAGAATATCAGCCTTTGAATATGGTACTAGATTCAACTCAGAACGAAGTTCTTTGATTAAGGCTGTGGTTTCTGGAGAAAACGATGAGCCGATCCGCACATAGCCAAGCTTCTGCAGCTCATCGTCCTTCATCTTGCTGAGGATTTCTTCCTCATCGACCCAGACTTCAACTTCTTCATGAATGTACATAATATATGATCCTTTGTTATAGGGGAGTGATTACCCCCTTGTCCTCAAGCTTCTCGCGTGCAATAATGTACGATTTCACCAAATCGCTTCGCACAATATCGTTCCTATCAAACTCTATTATACTGAAGTCTCTCATTTCGTCAAGCACTCTGAAGAAATCCTTGAAACCAGATTCTTCTCTCTTACCGCTGAAGTCGTTCTGTTTAATGTCTCCAGCAAAAACAACTCTACAGTTTCTGCCGATTCTTGTGAAAACAGAGTGTAACTCACTAGCAGTCATATTCTGGAATTCGTCTACGATGATTACACAATCGTTGAGCGTGATTCCTCGAACGAAAGAAGTTGTCATAAACTCAATTACGTTTTTGTTTTTGAGATAATCGTAGGCATCACCTCTACCAAAAAGCTCCGCAAAGATTGCGTAGTAGGGCGCCTCATAGACTTTGGACTTTTCTTTATTGGAACCAGGTAAAAATCCCATATCACGGGTTGGAACAACGCTCCGGATGATAACCATCTTTTCGTGAGAGCGTTGTTCCATAATATCTTGCATACCAAGGTAGATTGATAGAAAGGATTTTCCTGTGCCAGCTGTTCCTATTAGCAGCAGATGCTTGTCGTCGTCGTAAGCATCAAAAGTTATTCTTTGATTCTCTGTCAAGGGATTTATTTTGCGGAGAGTGAAGTTTAACTTCTCCCGCATAACCTCTTGATTTTGTCTCTGTAGTCTTCTTTCTTTTCTAGTTAGTCTCTTATTGTCTTGTAGTGCTGGCATTTAATCCTCAAAAGGTATTAATGCTGCTCTTTGTAAAACCCTTTGAGTGCGCTTTCTTGATTTCCTTGAGACGGTCCCTAAACCCAGCGTCGGGCTTACGAAGCCCCATTCGAATAGAGTCACCAAGGGCAGGAGCAGCAATCAGTTGTTGCTGAACGTGTGGATTCTCTCTAAGAAACTCCTCCCTCTCGCTGATGGACATAACAGTAGTCCATTCCTCGCCAGTATTTAGGTTTTTGAAACTGTAACTAGGCATTGATCTTATCCCCATACTTCTGGCGAAGATGTTCGCGATCCTTCGTCAACATATCAATCATAACGCCCATAGCGTTGTATTCACGTTGGTATTTGCCAGCCTCGCGGAGCAGGAAAAGTCCTTGGTAGAACTTTCCCACACCCATATCAAGACACTTATCGGCTTCGTCGGTGGCCATCGTACTCATCATCGTCCATATCCATAATCTGATCAATGTTCTTAGAGCGAATCAGGTTCTTCATTCGCTTTTCCTTACGGCGCTGCACGTCACCCTTGTAATCATAATTATCGCCATATTCATCATCATCCCACTGATTGCGACGACCGTAGTTCTTAGGCTTAGACTTACTCATTTTGCTATTAGTTCCTCCTAAAGGATACCTGGAAATGCTTTGTTGACAACGTCCGGAGTGACGCCGGGATAGGGTAGAGTCTTGTCCTTAATAGAAAGGAGAAGCTTTGCATCTTCAGGATCAACTGCTTCTAGAAGTTCGATAAACAGCTGTTCCCTACGGATTTGCTTTAGATTAGGATTACCGCCTTCAATGAACAAATACAGCTTACGCGATTCAGTGTACAGGCGATGTTGCTGATCTACAATATCGTTTGGCTTATAAGGAGGAACGCCTTCCGGCAGAAGCCACTTGATCTTAGGATCAAACGCTCCGCGAAGAACGCTCTCAAGAGCCACACTATTATTTTGACGAAGCCAGTTAATACGCTCGTTTTCGTCCTTAATCTCTGTTGCCTTCTTAAGAATTTCGGCAATACCAAGTTTCATCGAAAGTCTCCAATGTTTTCCATAAGATTCCTCAGCCGATTAGCAATGAAGTAATCCATCAGTTTGTTAGGCTTCTTACCAGCCTGTTCGTCGAAGCTTTCCAGAATCTGAGTAGAAATGTTTTCTGGGATCTTGGTAAGATCAATCAGCTGTTCGTTACGCTTATAGTTGCGAAGCATAAGTTCTGTACAGAAACGTTCTGGTTCCTGTTGCAGCCAAACAGCAAGCTTCTTGCTTGTAATAGGCTTTTGACGTTCGCCAACAACCAGACAGTTATCGGGGCTGAGGAAGTTAGGAACGCCATCGCCAGCATCGCCCTTGATGATATGCTCCTTGAGGAACTGATCTGGGTTGTTGTGGGTGATAAACTTCTTCAGCACAGGATTATACTGACGAACGTTGTTATAACGGTGCAGCTGAATGAAGTCCTTGTCGCCGGAAAGGATAAGAATCTTTTCGCTGGTGTTGCCAAACTCGCGGCAGAGGGTGCCGATGATGTCATCAGCTTCTGCGGATTCAATATCAATAACGCGATAGGGGAAAACGTGCTTCAGTTCCTCGCGAATCTTGTTCAAGCATTCGAAGATAGCCTTCCAGTTAATGTCGGAAGCTTCCTGATTCTTCTTACGATTCGCCTTGTAATAGGGGAACAATTGACGGCGCCAGTAATTTTTGTTATCGCATGCGATAACCAACTCGCCGTACTCTTCGCCGAACTTGGTCTTATAAGACCGGATGGAGTTAAGAACCATATGACGAACCATACCTTCTTCGATTTCGGCGTTGGTATGGCTGCCAAGTTGTACCATAATGTTGCTCAGCATAACCTGAGAAAGATCAAGAATGATCATTTTATACGAGCCTCAGCTCTTTCCTTCTTTGGGGGTTATAACAATTTTAATTTTGTCGGAAACTTCTAGATTACCTTCGTCGTCCACTTGTTCGAAAAGGTTTTCTGCTATAAGCTGCAAGGGGTGAGGAATACCAGAGACCTTACAAAGAAAAGATCTAGCAGCTTCTACAACCATAGCGCCGTGCTTCAGAAAATCCTGTTCGTCTTCCTCTTCGGGAGCGAACCCTGCGATAGAAAAACTCTCGAACAACTTAGGCACTACAAGCTCCAACGTTTCCTGTATATGAACCTGACGAACAGTATCAAGAACATCGGCGACTTCCTCGATAGTCTGAGGTCCTCGAGAGCTCTTAACAGGGAACTGGATTATGTTGTTTGCAGTATCCATAAGCTTATATTACTCGCTTTTTCTTAATAGTCAAGCATTATTTAGAGTTTTAGGTTGTTTGGGTCAAGAGCGTAGTTGCTTCTTATGTTTTGAACAATAGAATGTAGGATCGTCATATGAGCGTCCTCTACAATCCCGTAATTGTTACAATTCACGTGAATAATAACGTCCGCTAGATTTAACTTTAAGACTTCGCCGCCCGAGAATCCAACGAGAGCAATTGTTTTAATACCGTTAGATCTAGCGGCTGTAAGACCCGTTACGATGTTTGGAGAGTTGCCGCTAGAAGATACAGCAATGGCTAGGGACGGTTCATAGTAGTAGATTTGTTTTGAGAAAATATCTTCATAAGAATAGTCGTTGGAAAGAGCGGAGACAACAGGTCCGTTACTCGCGAGGCTAATACACTTTGGTTTTAGATTTGTATCTTGACGCACACCCTTAACAAAATCGCAACAGAAGTGATCAGCTATAGCAGCTGAACCGCCGTTACCAAAGATGACAACGTTGTCCATATTGTTGAGTAACAATTCAGCCGCGTCGTCAATACTCTTTTGATTCAACAGCATCAACCGAGAATAAGCTGTGGTGATATAATCGCAGAACGTATGTGAAGCTTTCTTCATAGCGTTACAGATTTACTCCCATCTTCTGTGAAGTTAAAATGAAACCTTCTATATTCTCTCATAGCAAGAGCAACAGCCCCTCTAGAAGATTCCGGGACATAGAACAACATATAACCGCCGCCGCCAGCGCCAAGAAGCTTACCGCCAAGAGCACCAGCGGATGTAGCGATCTCGTACATTGTATCAATGTCTGGGTTAGTTATGTTCTTTGATAACTTGCGCTTACACATCCAAGTTTCGTGTAACAAAGCGCCGAAGTCGTCTATTCTACCGGTCTTCAGGTAATCGAGAGCTTGTTCGGCGTGAGCAACTAGATTGGTAGTGCCAACGCTAGTCTTGCTAGAAAGGTTTTCAAGGCTCTTGACCTGATCCGAAAGAATATCATTTGTGTTTCTGGTTTGACCAGTAGAAAAACACATCAGATTGCGATTGAGATCCTGCAAAGTGTGAGCATCAATATTGATAGGAGTTACTTCAACGCCCGAAGAATCAAACCGAATAACGTTGAAACCGCCGTAAGCAGCCGCATACTGATCCTGCTTACCGATAGGCGCTCTACACTTATTGATTTCAATATCGCAAGCAATCTCTGCAAGGTCGCGTCGATTGTAGATCATCTTATTATGTTCAAACAATCCGCGCAGCAGACCAACAGTGAATGTTGAAGATGAACCCAACCCTGTACCTTTAGTGGAAACGTCAGAGAAGCTGCAGATTTCAATATTGCTATGAATACCGAAGCGATCAAGAGCATACTTGATACGATCGTGCTTCAGTTGGGTAGAGTCCTTAACAACTTCGGTCTCCGAATAAACAGCTCTGACGTAGTTAGGTTCGCACTTGTTTAAAGCAATATGAATGTACTTATTGATCGTGGTAGAGATGACCATACCAGGATTGTAGTTGTAGTACTGTTCAATGTCGGAACCGCCACCAAAGAAAGAGATTCTGAGAGGAGTCGTTGTAATAATCATCAGATCTTGTACCTAAACATAGCCTTTGGTATACCACGGGAACCAACCGGGTATTGTTGCTTTAGAGACAACAACATATCTTCCCATTGCTTAGCAATCTTGATTATGTTGAAACGATTGTCGGCGTAGCTCTTGACGTAACGAAGGTAGTTTTGAGTCTGTTCTTCGTTAACGATAGAGATAGCCTGATCAAGAAGATGGTAGAACTTGGTCGCGTGAATGTTATGATCTTCTTCAAACTGATACATTGAGGTGAGGCTGCCGCAAGTATCAGAGAGACCAGCGAGGTTGGGGTGCAGACAAAGAGCGCAGGCGCTCATAGCTTCAATCAAAGCTCGGCTATTACATTCCTGCCAGATAGAAGGGTAAGCGAATATATGAGCCTTCTGATAAGCTTCCCTTACCCTTTCGTTTGGCGCAAACCCGTGATAAACGATCTTCGGGTGATTCTTGCATCGTTCAAAAAGTTCTTGGAACTGCTTGTCGGCGTCGCCCCAACCATAGATCGCAAAGCTTGAAAACACGTCGAGGTAAATGTTATCATACTTCTCACAAAGCTTTTCGAACACTGGCACAAGAAGCGCCAACCCTCTCTGCGGCGTTGACGTGTAGATAAGCCGAACTTCGTCACGAGACTTTTCCTTGTATTCGATTGGAACAATAGGAGTATCAATAACGGCGCACTTGTCATTGGGAGGAATACCGAGAACGTTCAGATACTGATTGTATTGCCAGTTACCACAGAACACCAGCTTATGAAACCGATCACGGCTAGTTGCATCCTTTAGATGACTTGTTTCTGGGTCTTGTGGGAGATCGTGTAACCAATATACACGGATCTTATCTTCTTCAATCTCACGAACTCTAGAACAAATAATCTGAAATTCGTCGGCTAGACCTTCGGGCATACGCGCGGCGATCGCGCGCTTGACCATTTCAGTTCCCCCAAAAGACTTTGAGGAGATTTCATTTTCTTCAAACGCCATTGTATGTAGCATACCTCACTTTATATTGCGTTCCTTTGTTGTCGGTAACTTTGTATATCCTATACAAAACCATTTGACCATCAACATTTTCAATCAAGTCGTCTAACTTAGAACCGCTAACAGTTCCGGCTGTCAGTGTGGTGTTGTTATAGATACCGGTTGGACCTTCTAACAAAAACAAAGAGACTTTATTATCTGATACGAACTTTTCAATCTCTGCTTTCGTTACGGGCGAATGTAGTGTTGCCACGTGATAGTGAACAGATTCGTTCATATTTGCGATGTAGTTTTGATTACGAACAAACCAACTATCGAACGATGTTGTAACATTGAAGTCCTCTAGGACTTCAACAACATCTTCAAACTTTGATTGTGAAGTCATTAATATAGGACCAGCGAACTCAAGTTCGGTGTTTGCCATTACGATACTCCCAAGCGGATCTAATCATCAAATCAATATCTGTATTTTTATACTGGTACTGAAACCCAGTTGTCTTTACAAACTTTGTTGGATTTGCAACAAGGAAAGGAGGATCGCCAACTCGGCGTACACCAATTCTGTAATCAACCTTTGTACAAAGATGATTAAACAGATCAACAATTTCCTTTACAGAAGTGCCTCTTTCGGTCCCAAGATTAAACTTGTAGGAGCAAGGATTCTTATTGCTGAGGTATTTATCAGCGTGAATAAGAGCTCTACAAACGTCAACGACGTGTAGGTAATCACGAACACAAGTACCATCTCTGGTGTCATAATCATCGCC